TGTACATAATCTCTGCGCCAGTAAATGCACCAACAACCGCACAACCAGCAATCGCATAAGGATCATTGATTCCCATTGATACACAAGCACTAGTTGTAGTTGTTGCACCTAATGTAGCACCAACGTTTGATCTAGTCGCTGTACAGTTAGTTACTAATAAACTAATTACTAATAGCAGAATTATTCTCATTCACTCCCAACTTCTTTAATGTATCAATTGTTTCATAAAGCTCTTCTTCTGTTGCTGTATTGTGTTTAAACTCTAATGAATCTTCTAAATTCTTTTTTCAATTAAAAGATTTTGTATTTGTATATTTTTATTTGTCATATGGTTTATTATCTTTAGCAATTAATAAACAAGTTGATTGAATATCATCTATCAACTCAGCAACCTGAGCATCACGCTCAGGCGTCTTTGGATTATTGTATTTAATATTATACAATCTATCACTAGTCTTTTTAAGACCATCTATCTTTAAACAAAAATCACTAATCTTGTGTAACATTATTCTTCACCTTTGTAAATAGATTTTTAATCATTGCCCAATTGTTAGCATTCTGTTGTTTGCCTTGTTCCCATTGAATTTTTTGATACTCTTTAATATCATTAACTTCGTTTACAATATAGTTCTTAACTTTAACGTCTATTGTTTCGTCACTTTTTACCATAGTCATAGTCATTAAAACGGCAATGGTTATCATCATCATTGTTCTCATATTATTTGTCCTTTTTTTTTACTTTGTTGACTCATCTTCATCAAAGCCGTCTTTTTCCTTAAAAGATTCCGTATAGTCGGCCAGGGTTTGTTCGTGAGCTAAATATTCTTCTTCTTCTTTTGCCTCTAAAAACTGTTCATAAGATTTTATACCTTTTTTAGATTGAGCGACTCTTTCTTCATATGTGCCTCTTTTTTTAGCGTGACCCATTATTTGTCCTCCGTGTGATACTTGTTGGTGAAGTTCAGAGGCAATCCGTTTGGATCATTCTGTTCCTCCTTAAAAAAGTCTTTTAATGTTTCTACTACATTTTCATATGTGGTATAAGAACCTCCAACTAAATCATTATCAACATATTCTTCAATATGAATATTACCTGCTGGTTTACATTGACCATCTATTGATAGTTGGCCGTCATTCATCATTGTTATTTCAATTTTTTTGTCATACTATTTCTCTCCTTTTTATAACCTAAGCTATTTTTATTTTATATAATTTCTGCCAAGACCAACTTGTTAAATAAGTTGAATAATGGTATATGATTTTTACTAAAAATGTCTTTATTGTTCTCATACTTTTTTTCCCATAGTTTTAAAGTCCTTAACATCAACAATCATATAAGGACCTTTGTTATACGCCACACTAATTGTTTTGCCAATAGGTAATTGTGTGGAGTAAACTCTTTTTTTAGTATCACCTACTATTCTATCACTTGTAGGAACTGATGGCCTACAATTGTAATTTGGCATATTATAACCTTCAAAAGAGTTGTAGTCGGAATCAATATTGACACCTAATGATCTACAATAATTATCGTAGTCTTCTCTCAACTTATTTAATTTTTCGTCTTTTAGTTAACATTTAGTTATATTTTATATCTTCTTTCTTTTTCTTTTCGGAGTATATACTTTTCTTTTTTAGTCAAGTCATAATACTCATCTTCTTCTTCTGCTTTTTTCTCAGCGTATGTCATTTTAAAAACTCTCATGTATGTCGCATCTCTCGGATTAGGAGCAGACCAATCATCAATCAAATTCTGTAGTTGATCTGTTGTAAGATTAAGATTATTAAAGTTTTTCGGTACTTTGATCATATCTTCTTTAAGAGCTTTTAGATATTCGACTCTGTGAGTAAAAGTTTCTTTTTTCTTACTTTGATCTTTTACTGTTACGTCTTTAAACTCGTTGAATAGTTGTTCTTTAGTGTATAAGTAACTCATATATTATGTCCTTTTGTTAGTGTTAATAGTCTATATCCTATCAGAAAATGGTGTATTTGTCAACCCTTTAAAAAGCATTGATTTTACTTACTTTCCTGATTCTAAATCAATTTCTAGTTGTATTGATTCGTCTATATTTGACTGATTCGTAGCCCATTTGTCAAATTCATTAATCTCTTTTTGAAGTTTATCTCTGAAATTTTGTAAAGTAATTTTTGCCTCTACCACTTTCTTTTCAGTATCTTCTTTATTATTATAATTAATACTATTTAAATTGTCTAATGCTAATTCAATAATATCAATGGTTGCTATTGTTTCTATCATATAATTTTTACCAATATAATAACTTGAAGAACTAATATAACTACTGGAACAATTGTTCTAATCAATTCCATCGTATGGTTATATTCATCTAGTTTTCTTTCTAATTGATTTCTTTTATTTTTCATATTTTATTTTTTTTGTTAATTGTTAAAATATAATTGCCTAAATCAATCTGTTTTTTTTCATAATCAATATAAGCATTTTCAAATTTAGTAAAATCAATATTTTTATATTGTGTATTTTTCATTATTGTATCCCATATTGATTCAATAATTCTTACATCTTTTTGTATTTTATTTTTCATTTTCCTCCACATATCTGTTTATTTCTACATCACCGTTTTCTTCAGCAAACTCATCATCTGTATAAGTTACTTTACCAAGGTATTCTGTTTTATCAGATTCTGAATAGTTAGCGTCAATCATATAAGTTGATACACCTTCTTTTTCTTCTGTGATCTCAGCATTTATATTTGAGTGACTTATACCATTATTACCAAATTTAGTTTCAGCTTCATCTTTAGTATTTGCTAATACGTCTTGTTCTATCACCAATGTGTAATAAGTTTTCTTTCTGTATAGATTTTTACCTAAATCTTCTTTTACTATCATAACATCAGTGTCTTTATATTGTGTGTCCATAATATTCTCCTATTTGTTGTCTTCACTACTCATTAATAATACGATATAATGTATCGCCTTTAATAAATCTTTTCTATTCTTACCATCTTTTTTACCATATCTACAAAGATACTTAATGGCATTAGCCTGGCAGAAATCTTTATCAATATCTAATTGTCTTAACATATCTTGTACTTGAAAACCATCTTTGGTTGTACTATAATGTTGTCCGTAAGTTGATTCGATATATTTACCTATTTCTTTTACTATCTTGTCTTCACCGTATTTCATTAGTTTATCCTCTTATCATTATAACTTAATACTTTTCTTTTTGTTAATTTTTTATTAAAGTCTTTTCTTAAAGATTGTCTATCATACGATTGACCATAATCCATCCACAGTTTCTTGTCACCTTCAGCAGATTCAGGATATACATCTCCGTATGTTGTGTAATATTGTTTTTCATCTATAAGTTCCAGTTTAGATATATTCTGATAGTTGGTTGCTGTTTCTTTATAGTTCCAATCTATGTGTTTCAAAATCTTTAGTTTTGTCTTATCATTGAATTTCTTTTTAAACTTATTAGGTACATTTCTATATACCGTTTCATAAGAATAAAAGTATTCACCACCAACATCTGGATCCGAATACTCTCTCAAATAACATACATTAAATGTCTTACTCATTAAGCATTCTCCTGTTTTAAATCACTCTTTGAAATATTAGCTGATGTTAATTCCATATCGATTATCTCATCAACGTTTTCTGAATTAATACCTAACATTTGTTTATTCTCTGTATTCAAAATATCAACTTTAGCTGTATCATAATCAATCTGACCATCTTTTAGTTTGAATATAATTGAATCTACTTTTTGTTCGGCTGTATCTTCAGCCCATTGTTTTACTTTTGACATAGTGTTTCCTTTTTGTTAGTGTTTTTTTTCATAATATACATATATCCTATCATATTTGGACTAAAAGTCAAGCCATTAAATAAACTTTTTTGTTCTGGTTTTGTACTGGTTTTAGTCATTAATTAATAAGTCTTTTAAGTCGTTTGATCTACTAGGGTGTTTTAATTTTCTCATAGCTTTCGCTTCAATTTGTCTGATTCGTTCAGCGTCAACATAATCAGTTTTAACAATGTCTTTCATCAAACGAGAAGCGATTTTAAATTCTTTACTCTGGCCAATCATTTTTAAAGTATAGTTCATTGATCTCATTTTTAATACAACTATTTCTCTTGGGGTGAGTTGATTAAGTATATTATTAATATCAATAGTTTGTATCATTCTGTCTTCAAAGTTGTTATCTATTAAGTTTTCTTGTATCATAGTGTATTGTCCTTTATTAGTGTTAATCATTGGTATATAATATCATACCTGGCCTATAAGTCAAGCGTTAATTATCGTTGATTTTATTGAGTTTTTAGTAGAACGAAACCAGAACAAAGACCCCGAAGGGTGATTTTTGCTTTATTTCCAGTTATTTTTGACCCATTCCTGGTCTGATTCGTGTGGATTTGGTCTACCGTGGAACACACAAACTTTAGCATTTGGATCTTGTTCGTATGTCATTTTATCTATATGGTATTTTTCACCCTTACGATTTAACCATTTGTATGATTGTGTCCACGAATCAGGAAAGGATATTGTGTCTTCTTTGTCTTTTATTATTTGAGATATGATTTCTTGGTCACCATGACATTTGCTAAAATCACCTCTTTTTTTATATACTCTTCCCATATGATACTATGATATTTGTTATTAAATCTCATTATACTAGAGTTAAACAAACCAGATGATGGATTAAAGTCATTCATACCTACAAAGTTCTTTGATTCTCCTATTGTGGCCATTTCATCTATGTTCTTCATAATTACCAAATCTAAATCCATATATAAAGTATCACCCTCTAGCTCACTTTGTGGACTAAAGAGTTGTAGTTTATTAAACCAACCTTCAAAGTCATGTCTTTTAAATTGTCTAAATTCTATATCTTTACCTTTAAACTCTTTTCGTTTATGTATGATTGTATTGTCTGTAAAACAAACAAATCTATAAGGTATGGTTAAGTTTTTTTCAACCATGTTATATAAGTTTCGTACATAAGACCATGGATCTGTAGGTGGCATAATATATTTGTCACCATAAAATACACAAGCAAAATTAAGCATATTGTTCCTTTAGTATATCACATGCTAAACCATCTTCTATTTCTTGTAAAGTAAATTGATTATTGGCTAATGTTCTTAGCCATATCGTCATATCTTCTCTAGGTTTCATAGTTCTATTTTCTATGTTTGCTGTATTACCTGATAAAGGATAACATACATTATTACTATGTGTAACCACTGGTACTTTATTTAACACAGCGTCAACTGCTGCCAAACTCATATTAGTTACTAGTGCGTGACAATCTTTTAGTTCATCTTTTATATCTGTTCCCCACCATTCGTTATTAGGTCTAGGCTTGTTTCTCATTCTAATAAGTCTATCCGTGTATATTCTTATTTCTTCACCACATTCTTTTATCCAATCTTCTTGTGACATTTGATTGTTATAAAAACAGACTGTTTGTGATGATGGTGCTAGTAGTATATGATTACATTCTCCCGTATTCCAACCTTTAAACTCTGCATCTATGCCTTGATGTAGCAAATAACTATGGCGTGATCCATCTTTTGGTGTACCACCTCGTATATGCATACCACCTTTAACTATTCTAAAATATGTTCTATCGTAATCGTTGATGATTGGGCTAGGGTATCTTGTAATCTGTTCTGTGATATAACCAACATCTACATACCACCATTCTTCATCTTTTGCTGATACTTCAACAATCTTTTCTGTTTGATTATCTCCTAATCCCCAAAAGAAATGGACAGGTTTATCACTTTCGGGCCAACCCTTTTTAAAGTGTGGCCATAATTGATGTGATAGACAATCTTTTCTACTTATCTGATGGTATACGTTCATAATAATATTGCTGTGCTATGTTCATTTTTTGTGGGCATAAACAATCTCGGATTTTATTGTGAATACTTTTTCATAGTTGATCTCCTCAAAGAATCTATCGATATCGACAGCATTTAGTCCTTGCTTATCTAATATTTTTGTTTACTTCTACGTGTATGTATGGCTTATCTCTATTGACTAGTTCTTTACCACCTTTTATAACTTCTATCTCATAACCTTCGGCGTCTATCTTTATATAATCTATCTTTGGTAATTCTAAATCATCTAATCTTTTTATTTCAATCTCCCTATTACCATCAAAAGAAACATAGGTGTTGCCTGTTTCTTTTGGCATATACATTACTTTTGTTTTCTTATTCTCTTGTCCTAGACCAAAGGGATATAAGATATAATTGTTTTTGGTAATATTGTTTAGTAAACATTCTCTTACTTCTTCAATAGGTTCAAAGGCATAAACCATCTTAAATTTATTTTGTAAATCTTTTAACCAAAATCCCACATGGGCACCTACATCTAAACAGTTATCAAACTTTATTCCTTGTTTATTTAAAAATTCTAATATACCATCTCTATGTACTTTTTGATATTCACCATTTGAAATCCATCTATCAAAATCTGTATCAGTATCAGGCAAATACCAACCTTTTACTTTTTTCATTTTCTTATTTCCTTAGGTGTGTTTTTTAGTTCTTTTTCTAAAACAACAACATTATCATAAAAAGTCATTGAGTTTGTATTTTGTGTAAACCTAACTTCTACATCTTTCCAGGGGTGTACTGCCGAGTTTTTAAGACGCATAGTTCTTTTGATATTCAATTCATCTATTTTATCTTTTAGATATGACATAAAGTTTACAGTTTTATTCTTGGAAGATTCCCAATAGTTTATTTCTAATATATTAATTGGTTGATCTCTATACTTTTCAAAATGCTTATCGTATATTTCTGGATAATGTGACCATTTTAAAATACCATTACCTATGTGTTCGTCAAATAACTGTTGAAAACTTTTCATATTTTAAACTCTCTAGGTATTTGATCTCCTTGTAATATTTCAACAGTTCTTTTAGTCAATATACTTTGCATTTCTTCACTAGAAAATTGACATAGTGTTAAATAAAATACGTGTTGTCTTATTTTTTCCGCATGTGGTAAATAAGGATTTTCTATATTTTTTAAATTAGTTTTCACTTAAAAATTCACCAGCGTTAAGACCTAATACAATAGCAGGTATGCCTACTGTTACAGATTCTATTGAGGCGATACTATTAAAGGTAACTATACAATGATATTGACCAGTTGATAATTGATCTTGTAATGTAAAATGTACTCTTTCTGATCTGCCTAATTTTTCTCTAACTTCTATTTCTCTATCAGTAAGTTTTTAAGTTTTCTACTAGATTATCTGTATATTGTTTTGCATCAGCTCCAAAATGGTTAAATACTTTTTGACTTGGCGGTACAACCAATATCTTAGCACCTCTCGAAGTTTTTGTAGGTTTATATTTTTTATAATCACAACCCATTATTTCAGGAAACCGGTTGTTTATCATATGTTTAGACTTTGCATTACCTAGTCCATCTACTAATAATTTTTTGTTTCATCAAATGATCGGTGATTTAATGTTTGTAGATTATTGTAAGCAACTCTATGCCACTGTTTTCTCGGACCATTACCAAAATAACCTGTATCGATATACATAAAGGGTATTTTTTCTCTATACATTTGTTTATATGAGGTGATTTACCTAAACCTCTAAACACACAAGGTCTATCGTCATTTTCTAAATCAAGTTTTTCATCATTCATATAGATACCATTTGTACCCATTGACATATTAAGTATATAAGGATCTGCTCTATTTTTACCTCCTTCAAATCTTTCTTGTGCCTTATCACTTCCCCAATCAACACAACGCCATACCGTTTTATTATTAGTTTTCATTTATATTCTCCAAAAATTTATTAAAGTATATACCTGTTTCTATGTCACGTAAAGTCCAATGACTTTCTCCTAAAGACCATAAAAACTTTTCTCTATCTAAATTTATATTAGGTTCTTCAATTTTACTTAAATGACCAGCATTCATAGGTGCCAGATAACTTGATTGGTGAGTTACAAATAAAGGTTTACCTTCAATTACAGCAGGTGCTCCTGATGATGAGGTATATATTACAACGGCATAACTTTTTCTTACTTCTTCTAATAATTTTGGATAGTTACCATTAGGAGTGTGTATGTCAACATTTTTATTATTCTTTTTAAACTCATATAGTCTTTGTACATCTGCCTCAACTGTAGGATACCCTTGACCACCATGTAATCTAATTACAATAGGTCTTTTTGTAAATTGTCTTAACTCTTGTATTGTTTCTATGGCCCATTGAGCAGCATTCTTACCAAAGGCTGAATAACCACCACTACCCTCTATTACAACAGATATAAATTTGTTCACCTGATTTATCATAATCTTTTACCTTTATGCTTAATCTTTTCTTTCATAGTATTCCATCTATTAGATGATGGATTATTATTAAAATATTTTGCTTTGTCTGGATAAACATTACCATAAGCTATTCTAACATATGAATCTGTTGAGTGGTGTTTTTTGTTTCATAAGAAACCAAAACGTTACTATCAAAGTAAAATATTTTACCAGGTGGTTCATATCTGTCTATTATGTTCTTTCTTAATTCTAAAGCAGGTCTATTATCCTTATCTATAACTCTTTGATAGTTGAAACAAAAGGCGTGTGTTCCTGTTGATACTTTATAGTCGGTAATTAGATTAGCTTGCCAATCTTGGTTATTTGTTTTGTTGACGCCTTGATAAAAGGACATCATTAAATCGTGTTTGAAACCTTTAGCTGTTGTTGTATTTTCATAAACATCTATTGTGTTCATTACATATCAACCTTTGTTGTATCTTTAAAGGTATCAAACCATTCTTCGGCATAATGGACACTTCTTATAATTTTTAAAGTATGGGCCACCTTCCGTATAGTGTACTAATTTAGCGTGTACATTATATTGATATTCATTTACTAAATGATTCCATTCCACATCTATATCACCAATCAAGTCTTCGTTCTCTAACCATTTAAATTGGTGAAGTTCTAAACCAGAGGCACTATTTACATAGTCAGGTGTGAGTGTTGTACACTTGGCATTATTAAATATCATCATACTAGACCAGTTCTTTTTAGGATATACTGTTTGTGGTTGATTCATAAACTTGATTGTACTATTAGGTGTATAATCATGTTTAACACATTGTACGGCATATTTTGTAGTTCTTTGTCGCCACAATAATGAAATATCGGCACGAGCTAACATATCACAATCCATAAAAATAGCGTGACCGGAGTAGTTACATAGATAAGGTACCAAAAATCTACTAAAAGCAAAATCAGTAGATTGTATCGGCAATCTTTCTCTTACAAATATATCTTTAATATTTTTTAATCGTATTGGTGTAATTGCTAAGGGTTGTGTGGAGTGTTTAAGTAAACTATGACTTAATGCACTAAAGGCCACCTTTTCATTATCATCATATCCTATAAAAATTCTAATCATTTACAACTTTACCTATACTTTCTCTTTCAATATCATTATGGTCAAATTCTGCCCAATATAACTCAAAAGCAATACCATCTTTTAATCCTTCAAATTGATGATATACACCAGGTTTAACTCTTGTAAAATCTCCAGCTTTTAGTATTGTTTCATCAACTAACTTGTAATCATTTTGCCATACTCTAACAATCATTTCACCAGACTCAACAAAGAATCCATTCCATTTATGTTTATGTAAATGTTTAGAACATTGTATACCTTTTGTAAATTCTATTCTATGAAATTCTAAAACTCCATTGGCGTGTATCAATTCTGTTTGACCCCATATTTTACCTGCTTTCATTTTAACATCACTCCTGTATCTTTTCGTTTTTACCTTTTAAGTTGATCGGCATATTCACTCATTGGTGTATCTGGCCATGGATTACCATTCTTCTTAACATTTGGTGCTAAGTTGTATTGTGGTTGTCCAGCCAAGTATTTTTTTCTTACACAATCCCATACGTAACTATCGTGCCATT